AGTTCATTAGCGGAACTGCAGCATCCTGGTTGCCAGGTAATCTATTCAAAGCTGCAACTGGTCGCGGTGTAACCAACATGCAAGCCGGTGTGTTTGCGGTGGACATCTCAAAGAATTGGGAACACGCCACAATCGCCTTTGCCAACACTAACGGCGACATTCAAGAAACAGAATTAGTCACATCATTAGTTGCACCTACCGAACAACAACTATTCAATGAGATAACATCTCTGTATAGCAAGTTCTCACCAAGGGCAATTGCATTAGATGATCGTCAATTACCGAATCTGGCGAAACGCCTCAAGGCGGTTGGAATTCCGGTATGGCAACTTTGGACTAAAGAAATGTCTGCAGCTTGTTCGGCGGTGTTTGCTATGTTTAGTACCGGCACCGTTAGGCACAACAACGATCCTTTATTGGTCGCTCAAATGCCTAACGGTGTCACTAAATACACTGGCGAAACTTGGTTGATTAGTCGCAAAGAATCGCATGGTGAAATCGACGCACTTATGGCAACTGTTATGGCGTTATATGTTTCATCACGCGCGCAACACGCCACGATAGGTGTATTCTAAAACTTCTATGCTACTATATTTAGAATATGGCATCTTTATGGACACGCTTAACTAAGCCAACCGAATCACGCGCAGCGCAACCAACAATTCCAACGCGTTCAGCTGCAGTTGTCACACCGGATACGGCTCTAACACTTACCGCTGTTTATCGCGCAGTGCAGATCATCGCTACCCCGATTAGCAAGATGACCATCAACACTTACCGCTACGCCACTGGCATGGAAGTAAAAGTTGATAACCCAGTACTTGTCAACAAGCCAAGCATCAACGAAAACCGACGTGACTTCTTGTTTCAAACCGTCACAGAACTTGCTCTAACAGGTAATGCATTCTGGTACAAGAACTACGGTTCAAACGGTCAGGTAAACAACCTAACAATTTTGCCATCGTCTGCAGTTGAGGTCACTAATCCTATCGGTCGTGACGGTCGCCCAGATCTTAGCCGTATTGTTTACAACTACCTTGGCAAGCAATACAGTAAGAATGAAATTGAGCAGCTAAAGATTTTTAGCCGCGCTGGTTATTTGAGAGGTGTGTCCCCAATTGACTCGTGCCGAAAAGATATTAGTGCTGCTATTGACTTGCGCGACTATGCTGGCAATTGGTTTACTGCTGCTGGAGTCCCGACCGGTGTTCTAAAAACCAATGCGATGCTAAATGCAGCTGACGCGGAAGCGGTCACTGCTAACTGGCACAACAAGCAACAGAACCGCCAGGTCGCTGTTTTGGGTAATGGTTTCGAATATCAGCAAATTGCATTGTCACCACGCGATGCCTTGTTTACCGAAGTTCAGGATCAGCAAGTTCAGGCTATTGCACGACTATTTGGTGTACCGGCTCGTTTGCTTCTAACATCAGTACCAGGTGCATCTGATACTTACACAAACCTGCAAGACGAAAACCAGGTATTCTACCGCCACACACTAATGGCTTACACCGATGCAATTACAGATGCTCTAAGCAACTGTCTACCGCGCGGTGTACGTATTGAGTTCGACTTTGAACACCTATTCAAGGCAGATGTCGCAGCTCGTTATAACTACTACAAGACCGGCGTTGATGCAGGTTTCTTGACTGTAGAAGAAATCCGCACCAAGGAGGGACTAAATGTCTAATCTAGAAACCCGCGACTTCCAAGCGCGTCTAAACGCCGAAGATCGCACCATTACCGGACTGGCTGTCCCTTACGACCAAGAAATTGCTCTAAATAGTTCAACTAATGAGCGTTTTCAGGCTGGCGCAATTCAGTCAATCGAAGATGTCAAGTTGTTCTATGGTCACGAAGAACCAATCGGTTTGGTAATTGACGGACGCGATACCCCAGCCGGTTATGAAATCACAGCAAGAATTAGTGACACTGCACGAGGCAACGAAGTTTATACTTTACTGCAAGACGGTGTTCTAAATAGATTTTCAGTTGGGTTCATCCCAGTTGAGAACATTCACGACGGTAATACCTTAGTGCGTGCCTTGGTAGATCTGAAAGAAGTTTCAGTTGTACCATTCCCAGCCTATGATGGCGCAAAAATCAGCGAAGTTCGCGAAGAAATCGAAATTGACGAAATCGCAGAACCTCTAATTGAACAAGAAAGTGAACCAATGTCAGAAAACATTGAACTTGACGTTCGTACCGCTCTTGACGAGGTTGCAGAACTGCGCCGCGTTGTTGAGGCAGGCATGACCGTTGAAACCGCACCAGCAGCAGAATTAAAGTTCCGCAGCCAGGGCGAATTCGTAAAGGCTCTAGCATCAGGCGATGCAGACGCAAAGGAACTAGCAATCCGTACTGCATCAACATCAGCAGACACCGTTGCACTACCAGGCTGGTTGGGTTACATCGACAACCTAATCGCTAACAACCGCCCAACCGTTTCAGCATTCAGCCGCGCAGCTCTTCCTGCAGCCGGTCTAACTGTTGAGTACGCACAGGTTTCATCTAACACTCTTGCTGTTGGTGTTCAGGACCCTGAGAACGAGGCTCTAGCATTCGGTAACATTTCAATCGACACCACTTCGGCATCGGTTGTTACTTACGGTGGTTACACCACATTCTCACGCCAGACCATTGAGCGCTCAAGTGTTAACTACCTAGACACCGCATTCCGTGCGTTGACCATCCAGTACGCAGCAGCAACTAACGCAGCTCTTGTTGCTAAGTTGGCTGGACTAACCTGGACCGGCAAGGTATTCGATGCAGACGGTGGAACCGCTGCATCACTTATTGAGGGTGTTGCAAACGGTGCGGCTTACATTCAGTCACACACTGGCCTATCACCAGAGTTCATCATCGCTGCGCCAGATGCTTACGTAAAGATCGTAACCGTTGCAGGTTCAGACGGTCGCCCAGTAGTTCTAGCAGACGGCATGGGATCAAACAACGTTGGTACTTCAAACGTTGCAGGTCTACGCGGTTCACTTCTAGGTCTACCAATCATCGTTGACCCAGCACTAGCAACCGGTGTTGTTTACATGGCTAACTCTGCAGCTGTACAGACTCTTGAGTCTGCAGGCTCACCAGTTCGCCTAACCGCTGGCGACGTGACTACCCTAACCGACGACATTTCAGTTTACGGTTACGCTGCATTCACCGTACCTTTCGAGGGTGCAATCGTTAAGTTGGACGTAACCGCTTAATTTAGTTAGGTAATAAAATGGCAGTTGTGACGTTGGCAGAGTTCAGGGCTTATGTTGGTACCGATGAGGAATCAACATTCGTTACTGAATGTCTTGACGCTGGCAAATCTTTAGTGGCTCGTTATATTGACGGAATCACTACTGTGCCGGAACACATCAAGAATCAGTGTGTGCTAATCGCATCGTCTGAACTCTTCCACCGTCGTAGCGCGCCTAATGGCGTTGCCCAGTTCGCAAGCATGGATGGTTCACCCGTTCGTGTTGCTAAGGATCCAATGAACGCGGTTTATCCGCTGCTATTGCCTTATGTTGGTTATGGCGTATGAGCGAAATAAATGACGCTAAGGTTCAGTTCAAAACTGACTTAGCAAGTGCTGGTTTGAATGTTTTGGAATATGTGCCAGAACGTATCACACCGCCAATTGTTATTTTGAACGCTGCATCGCCTTATGTGACTACTGCCGAATTTGGCGAATACACTCTAGGTCTTGAACTTGTTCTAGTGGCTTCAACCGCCACTAACAAAAAGGCAACTGAAAACCTAGATCAGCAAATCGAAGACGTTCTAAACGCAATCGAACCGCTGGCTTATGTTCGTCTAACATCGGTCAACCAGCCGTATAACCTGCAAACAAATAACGCTGAATATCTAAGCACAAACGTTTACGTACAACTAGCAATCACAATTTAGAAAGGTCGCCCGTAATGGCAGCTTCAACACGCATCAAGGCAAGTAACATTGTCTTCAAAATCGGCACCACCGACTACGCATGCGACGCAAACATGGTAGAACTTACCCTGGACGATGCCCCGGGCGATGTTCAGACATTCTGCGAAACACGCGTTGGTGGTCAGTGGACACTTCACCTAGAGGGTATTACTTCTGGCGATGCAGCTTCACTTTACCAGGTACTTTGGTCAAACTTTGGCACCGAAGTAGCATTCCAAGTAGCACCGCAGGGCA